TAGATATGGAAGCGTTTAAAGAGATGTCTAATGAAGATAAGAGAGATTATATGACTTCTGTATTAGAGAAGCTAGGATGTATCGTAATTACTAACGAGGATATGGATATTAGCACTATTGATATTACAGAAGAAATATTAGTTTTAGAGGAGATTGCTGAACCAATTAAATTAAGAGTTTAATGGCTATCCATACATTATTTCCAAATAAGGTTTACTTAGACCCTATTGCTCACAAATACTTTGATAACGAAGGATTAGAGTATATGGGTTTTAGTAGACTTTATGGGTATTTAGTACCTAAGTTTGATTCTGATGGTATATCTAGGATTATGGCAAGGAATAGCGGAGTATCTCAAGAAGATATACAAGCAGGTTGGAATAAATCTACTGAGAACGGGACAAGAATAGACAAGGCTTTAGAGTTATATGCTCAAACAGCTACGTTTCTTCCTGAAGATGCTGATATTAAGAACTTAGTAGTTAGTGTACTTGAGAAGTATAAAGGTTATAACAGGACTTACGAGCAAGGAATACCTTACGATTTAGAAAGAAGGCTTGCGGGAAGTTGGGATAAGTTAAGTTTAGTATCTAACAGAAAGGATAGTAAGTTTCATTTGTCTGACTTTAAGTGTTTCGAGAAAGGATATGATAGTTTATTCAAGATAAGCGGTCAAGCATTCTTAAATGCACCATTTAGTCATCTTCCTAACAACAAGTATACTAAGATTTGCTTTCAATTGAGTTATTATTCGCATTTATTCGAGGAATTGACTGGCAGGAAGTGTGAGAAGTTATTCATAGACTTAATAACACCTACTTGGAATACTGATGGGACGTTAAAGAGCTATAAGAACCAATCTGTACCTGCTATGTACATGAAGAATGATGTTAAGCTGCTATTAGAATTCTTTAAGGATAGAATAGTGAGTGATATGACTCCAAATGCACCTTATTCAGATTTAGATGTAGAGATGTTTTAATATTAACTAAAAATTACATAAATTAGTAGCGGAAACGAGATGTTGTCCGCTATTTTTTTTATAGAAACATATTATGAGTTATTTATTTCACTTAGACCAAAAGAATAATACTATTCTTCACCCTGAAGCAGTTAGGTTATGTCCAGAGTTAAGACTATTAAGCGAGAAGGAAGCCTTGTTTATCATACTAGCCTTTGATTACAATTCAATCTACAAGCAATATCCCGAAAGACAACGATTATCCAAAGCCATTTGGCATGTATTCGGAGATAATAACCCTAAGTTATTAGAGGAAGATAAAAGGGAAAAGAGGATACAAGCTGCAATAGAAGCTTATAAGTCTTTACAATACAATAGAAACGAGGAATTAATATCTATTTACCAACAAAAAATAGAGCAATCTCAACAAGAGATACTAATGGAGGATAGTTCTACTAGATTAAAGAATCTAAGAGAGATTATATCAGGTTTCCGTAAAGATATTAGAGATTTAGAAACAGAGATTATAGAAAAGAACATATTAGAAGCAGAGCTTAAAGGAGATAGGGAATTAAGCCTTATAGAATCTTGGCAAACTAATATGAAGCATTATAACTCAATTAGATTTAAAAGATAATGGACATAAAAGATATACCTATTCTAAAAACTCCTTATTATAAAGGGAAAAACTTTTGTCCCAACCCCGTAGTTAAATACGGAATACCCGGCTATGCAGATAGTTTACTAAATCCTAAAGTGGTAGGAACTCCTGATTACTTAAAGTATTGGGAAGAACAATTATACTATATTCACAATGGTATTCAAACAGGCGGTATTCATATCCCTGGTAGATACTACTATTTCTTAAACTTTAGTACATTCTCTACTGTAGGTGGAGTTGTAACACCTGATATGTGTGATTTACACTTAGAGTTAGCTTACTTAATAGACTATGCTAAAGCTAATGGTAAGAATATCATGGCAGCTAAGGGTAGACGTAAAGGTATATCCGAGTTTACTCAAAAGGCAGTTGTAGATTATGGATATAGGTTCAACTTTGCTTATCAAGCAGGAGTAGCAGCAGGATTAAAGGATTACGCGGATGACTTTATGAAGAAATGGAGCTTAGCAGACTCTTTAATAGTCCCTGAGTTTAGAATGGGAACATTATTAAATAATGATGATGAGGTAATAGCTGGATATAAGGCAAAAGAGAAGGGTCAATACATAGATAAAGGAACTAATAGTAAAATATTAGTAAGAACCATGCACTCCAACCCTAATATGTTTAAAGGATTGTACTTAAATGATGTGGTTGCGGAGGAATGTGGTGAGTTTGAGAGACTTAAAGAGTTTTATTCAGCTACAAGAGCTTGTTTAACCAAAGGTAATAAGCAGATAGGCACCATGTTCTTCTATGGAACAGGCGGAAACATCAATAAGGGTTCAAAAGACTTTATGGAAATGTGGAATGAACCTGATTCTTTTAATTTTATTAAATTTCTAATACCAGCCACTAGATTTTACTTTCCTCATTATGGTGGAGCAACGGATAACGACCAAGATGTAGGAGAGATTCCATCTTTATTAAACGGAGATAAAAAACAATACCAATTAATAGGAGTAGAGGATGAAGCTACTGCTAGAGAGTCAATACTAAGAGATAGGGCTATTAAAAAGAAAGGTCCATTAAAAGATTACTTAGAGGAGTTACAAAACTTTCCATTAGACGAGACTGAGATATTTAAAAAGATGTTTAGTAACAACTTTGATATTGAAAAGATAAATAATCAGCAAGATGCTATAAACGCTACTCAATATAAATATTCTAAGTATAGATTAGAGTGGATTTTAAATGACAAAGGAGAGCGCGGAGACAATCCTAAAGTAAGAGCTGTCCCGGCAAAAGATACAGATGACGAAAGAGATTGTGTATTAATAATGGATGCCTATCATCCAAATGCAAAGTTTCAAAACTTATATGTTGGCGGAATAGATGCTTATGACCAAGATAAAGGTGTATCTAAATCTTTAGGAGCTATGTGTGTATTGATGAGAAGAAATACTATACATCCGGACTTTCAGCTTGGGCCGGTGGCAGTTATATGTACTCGTCCTAAAAGAAAAGAAATGTTTTTTGATATGTGCTGTAAACTATCTGTTTATTATAAATTAATTGGAAACACGTTAGGGGATAAGGCAAGTAGTTCCGGTATCATTAATTGGTATAAAGATAATGGGTGCCAAAAGTATTTAGCAGTTAGACCTACTAAGTTCGAAAGTACAAACTCGGAGCAGTCTCATGAGTATTGGGTATCCTTAAACACATACAGTAGACCATTAATGGTAGGATTAATGCAAACAGCTATTTACGATTACGTCCAAAATATTTGGTTTCCCGAACTTATTAATCAATTAGGTAATTTTGATGAAGTTACGGTAGGAAGTGATAATGACTTAGCGGATGCTTATGGTATAGCTTTAATGCAAGATATAAGTACAGGAACTGCTCCAAGAGATTTGAATTATAGTTTAAAAGATGACCCTTTTATGTTAAATTCATTTGAAGATGAAGAGGAAAAAGAAAAAAGAGTAAGTCTTGAACAAGATTGGAAAGGTTTTGGTAGATAATACACAATTATTTACTATTTTTGATAAAAATATAATTAGATATGCAATTCCCATCGCAAACAGTTCCACAATTTAAGAAAGATAAAGCTTGGTGTCAATTACACTTAGATTATGGTCAAAGGATACTGAGAAACAGTAACTTAGCCAAGCAAGAAATGGATAACCATTACAAGCAATTTAATGGGGTTAAGAGAGCAGGAAGTTATAAGTATTTAATCAACACGCATGGTAAAGAAAATCGTGCTCAATTTATATCTTACAGAGCTTGTACTACAAAAATTCAACTAATGGTTGGAGAGTTCTTAACAAGACCTTTAAGTGCAACTGTTTATACAAACAATAGAGATGCTAAATTCCAAAAGATGTCTCAATTTGAGTTTATGACAGGAGCGATGGTTGCTAAGAAAGAGATACTAGAATTAAAAGAAAAAGCAGGTGTAGATATAATGGAAGGCGCTCCAATTCCTGAAGATGAGAATGACCCTATTTGGGAGAATATGTCTACAAAGGATAAGGAAGAATTAATTATGCAATCTATCCTTAATGAGCAAATACCTGCGTTGAATTTAAAACAAAAGTTTGCGGATAACTTATTGGATTGCGCTATTACTTCTGTTATGTTTGGTAAAATAGAACGTAACGAAAAAGGAGATACAGATTATATAAATATTGACCCTAGAGATGCTATCTACGAAGAAATTAAAGGAGACCCACATTTAGAGAAAAGCCCTATCAAAGGATGCCGTCAATGGTTGCCTTTACACGAAATATTAAGACGTTACCAATTAGATGGAAAGCAAATTGAAACTGTTGAATCTATTGGTAAAAACCCAACAACTTATTACTCAGATAGTATTAAAGACGGTCCAAGTGGAACAGGTTTAATCGCAGAGGTTATTCATATTGAATGGATTTCTGTTATACCTGAATACTACCAAAAGATTAAAAAGACAGCAACTCAATTAGCATTAGACCCAACAGAAGAATTTATCTATATTGCTTTAGATACAGATAAGTATGAAATGAATAGGGAGCATTGGGACAAGAAAACGGATATAGAAGTAATTGCTAAGTATAGAGAAGATTTATGGGAAGCTACTCGTATCGGTGGATTAAAAGAACTAGATGTTAATTGCAGACGAGTTCAATTCCAAATGAGAAAGGTAGATAACCCTGCTTACATATTAAGTAGCTCTTACGTTGGATATTTATTCAACACAGTAGATGGACGCAGAATTTCTATGTTTCAACAAATGGAGAATTGGAGTAACATATTTGATATAGTTATGTACCAAATATTAAAAGATATTAATAAGTTCAAAGGTAAAGTGTTAGGATTTAACTTAGCCGGCTTACCTGCAAAATCATCTGTTAAAGCTATACAATACGATATGGTTAATGATGGGTTTGTAACTTATGATACTTCTGCAAGTGGTAACTTTCATGGTAGAGATGTATCTTTAAATAATATATTACAAGTAGAAGATTTAGGATTAAGCCAATCGTTTGGTTCTTTAATTCAATTTAAAGACCATATCCTTCAAATGATGGATAGAATGACTGGTATCTCTGAGAATAGAGAAGGTCAAATCGCTGCATCTGCTACGGCTACTAACACTAACTCTGCTATACAAGCATCAAGAACTATTACAGAGCCATTCTTCTACGGAGTTTATTCTTTTATAGATAAGACTTTAATGAGAATTATAGAATCAACTAAAGTTACTTGGGCTTTCTACAAAGTAGAAGAAGGAGAGCAAATACTAGGCATTGACAAATGGAAGTTTATGCGCGTAACCCAAGAATTAGGATTTAAAGATTACGGTGTACATTTACAAGATTCAGGTAAGTATGCAGAGGTTAAACGTTATATGGAAAGCTTAATGGCTAACTCTTTAAATGCAAAAGAGATACGTCCGGAAGATGCTTTATCATTTGCTTGGTCTGAAACTGCCGTAGAGCAAAAACAAATATTAAAAGAAGGTTGGAATAAGGTTAAAGAAATGCAATCTCAATCTCAACAAATGCAACAACAGTCTCAAATGCAAATGCAACAACAACAAATTCAAATGCAGCAACAACAACTTCAACAGCAATTAGAAATATCTAATGCAGATAGAGAAGATAGGCAAGCTGCTAGAATAGAGGAGATTATTGCGCAAGGAGAAGTTGATATTAAAGTTAATGCAGCAAAGGCAGGAAATGATGTTACTAAAATGAATTTTCAATCACAAACAGAAAATCTTAATAATCAAAATCAAATATTAGAATAATAGTTATATATTTGTGTAATTAAAATTATAAACCATGACAGAAGAAACAACAGCAGTGCAAAATGATACGGTTCGAGAGGAATCGTCTGCGCCAGCTCGTGCTAACTTCGAGTTACTATCGGATGATACGTTTTTAAATTCAAACTACAACGAAGCAACAGAAGAAGCAAAGCCTACAGAAATAACAAAAGAAGATGATTCAAAAGATGAGGTTAAAGATTTAGGATTAGAACCTGAAGCTAAAGTAGAAGAAGCTGCAAAGCCTGCCGAAGCTAAAGAAGAAACTACGACTGAAACTGAAACTTTAGATTTAGAGCCATTATCTTTAGAGGATAATAATTCTAATGAGCCTGAAGAAGGTAGTTGGGCTTATATTGCTAAGTTAGATGGATTAGAGTTAAAAGAAGATTCTTTAGATGCTTACAAGGAAGCTATAACAGCTCCTTATGAAGAAAAACTAAGAGAGTTTGAATCTTTAACTACTGAGAAGTTAATATCTAAGTTTGAGGACCCTAATGTAAAGATGGTTTTTCAATTAGCAGAAGCAGGATTAACATTTGATGAGATTGTAGCTCCATTTACTAAGATAAATGAGTTTAAGTCTATGCCTGCATTGGACTTAGTAAGAAAGAACTTAGAGTTAACTCATACTGATTGGACTCCCGATATGATAGATACAGAAATGGAAATCTTGACTGCGGTAGATGGAAGATTAGAGCATGAGCACAAGAAGATAATTGTTGAGTTGGATAACATCCAAAGAGAAGAACAATATCGTAGAGAAGATATAGTAAATAATTATAAAGTAAACGCTGAAAAATACGCCATGCAAGAGCGCGTTCAAAATCTAGAATCTGTATCAAAAGCTTTGAATAATATGTCAGAGTTCATGGGTTCTCCTTTAACGAGCGAGGTTAAGCAAGGATTAACGGAAAGAATGAACAATGGAAAGTACGACCAAATGTTCAATGACCCAATTAAAAAAGCAGAGTTTATCGCATATATGGAGTTAGGTCAAAAGGCTCAAAAAAACTTAGAAGCTAAAAGCTATGCTAAGGGGAGACTTGAAATAACTAAAAAACTGCATAACACACCGCCATTAACAAGTGGAGGAGCAGGAAAATCAATAACAACAAACACAGAAGGTAATTTTGAAAGATTGAAAGGAGACACTTATCTTAATGGTTAAAAAAATATAAATTAACCTTAATAGGAAAATTAGATTGATTCCATAATTTATAATAGACACAACTAGAATACCAATGGATGGGTGCATCAAGACCAACAGATAAACCTGTTATTGATGATTGAGTTGCAGCCAAATTAGTTTGATAGTTATCAATCCAATACTTTAATTCATAAACATTATCAGTGCATATAAGTGAATTAGAATATTCTTGAGCTGTAGATGTATGAAAAGCACAATCAAATATAACCTCTTGACCTATATTAGAAGGAGCAGCATAAGAAAAATTGTGACCAATTTGTTGATTTATCTCACGAGGGGGAATCAAAGTGTTGAATACTTTTTGCGTAAAGCTACGAGAGACCTTAGCAGATGATCTACGACGTTTATGGGATCTTCTAAGTGATGATCGGCGTAAACCCTTAAATGATCTTCGTACCAAACCAATTCGTCTCTTGCGAAACGAACGTCTCTTAGACGTGCCGATACGGGATTTACGGGACCGTGATGATTTTCTAACCGAGGAACGAGATCTCTTTCGTAATCCTCCAAGAGTTCGACGACGCATGATAAAAGAATATGTAATTGATCAAACAATAATGACATATGAAAAGTGAAATAATTAATAAATTAAAATCACACGAACTCCGTTGGCCCTACCGGGGGTCCCTCCGGGGGGGTATTTATAGGATATTGGATGCCCGGCGAAAACCGCCGGGAAAACGGAAGAAAAGCCCCGAGAGTACTATAATAGCTTAGAGCATAAAAGAGTAAGTTTAGTTGATATCAAACAGATCACGAGTATTTTTAGATAATCATTAATGAATAAGAATAAGAAGAATAAGAAATCTAAAGATAAAGATCTGGTAATTAGATATTTACTAAACATGAGGTATTATAATGAAAGCAGAGAGTTTCAGAAATTAATGGAAAGCAATACATTTGAAGAGTTAACACTTAACAATATTTCTTTAATCAAAACAACACAACATGGAAACACAACACGAGACGCATCACATGGAACTCATTGAGAAGAATGAGATCGAAAACACACCGTTTACACTTATCAGAAAAAACGGTGGTGGAGTATTTTTAACTATGGGCAGATACCGATTAACAGAAGAGATGCCAGAGAAAGATTTTTGGAATTGGTATGATGCGAAAGGAACAATGTGGGATATTATCGTAAAAGTAATTTTATTACTAATCGATGCAGACCACAGGGTAAGAGATGAAATAGCTAAGACCGCAGATTTGGAAAGTTCAGTGGAAAGTAGTGGCGTTTCGGATTGAGGAAAAAACGGGGGGTATTTCTATACTCCCCTCTTTATTTTGTAACCTTTAAAATTTAAATAATATGTATCAAAAAACGTTAGGAGGAGACAGGCTCGGCTCAGGTAAGAAGATTAAGATTAACATGCATTCTTACCACAGATCAACACATGATCTTAGTTACATTTGGCGCAGCACGATGAGTGCAGGAACATTAGTACCATTTTTGAAAGAGGTGGCATTACCGGGAGATACCTTTGATATTGACCTAAGTTGCCACATGAACACACACCCGACAGTGGGTCCATTATTCGGTAGTGCTAAGGTTCAGTTGGATGTATTTATTGCACCTATCAGGTTGTATCAGGGATTGCTGCATAACAACAAGATTGGTATCGGAATGAAGATGAAGGATGTAAAGTTACCAGTACTGGAAATATTCCCTTCACCGATTGACGGAAACAATTTAGATGAGTATGATTTGGACAATGCGAATGTAAACCCATCATGTATATTGAGTTATTTAGGTATTCGTGGTGCGGGATTCGGTAGTAATTTGAATATCCCGAAATTATTTAATGCAGTACCGTTACTAGCAGTATGGGAAATCTACAAACAGTATTATGCCAACAAACAGGAAGAGATCGGGGCAGTTATTCACCAGGTGAATCTGAATTTAGAGAATGTACAAACTATTACGCATGTTATCGGAAACAGTAATACGGTAGTAACACAGTCACAGACACAGTCATTGCAGCTTACCAGTGGAGTGCAGTTGATTTGTACAGCAACGGGTGTAGGCGCTCAAGACTGGAATAGTGTATTAGTCAATTTAGGTGGTGGAGTATGGAAACCTTTAACAGAGGTATTTGCTTTGTATAGTGTATCAGGGGCAGTTAGTAAGTT